TGATTCGATTTACCCACTTGCCGCGCACCGTTTCGCTGATCCTGTCCCGTGCGCCTTCGATCATGGCGTCAGCCGATTGCAGCGCCAGCGCGGCGCCCCAATTCATGTCCTGCTCGGCCAGGCGAGGGTCGCGCGGATCGATGCCAACGGCGCGGATTGTGGCGAGCCTGACGGCCATTTCCGCCGTTCGGACCAGATAGCGTTCCTGCTCAGGATCGGCGTCCATGCGCTTCGTGATCGCCTCCTGAAGCTCATCGAAGGCCAGCTCGGCGAATTCGTCGCGCCACGGGGCCATTGCCGGTTGCGATTTCAATTCGATATCGCCGGCGCCGTGATAGGTCGATGCTCCCATATCGCCCAGTCGCCAATAGACCGCATTGACGCCGTCTATGATCTCTTTCGGGACTTCGTGCTTATCTTCTTCGGGCTTGGTGCGCGGCGGGCGCTTGGGGTTTTCGAGGATCAAAAATCGGTTCAAGAGCCCGTTGCGCGTGTCCTGATCGGAAATGGCGTCGTAAAATTCCTCGGCCGTCGATGTCCCGAAGATCGTCATGGCCGGCGAATAGAGCAGCTTGAACCGCTCGCCGGCGCGCTCCGTCGTCGGAACGATGTCGCCTGACGATCCCCACAACGTCCGCAGCATGGAGGATATGCCCTGTTCGTGCGTGCTGGCCTGCCGGTTCTTGCCGCGCGCCAGGAAAGCCCCGAATTCGTCGATGGCGCAAACGCAGGCCGGCGAGCGCTGGACGGTGTTCACGACGGATGTCTCGGACGTAAACTTGCCCGCGCCGATCAGGTGCGACATTTTCGCGGCGACCAGCACGCGCCCAATAGATTTTAGAGGATGGTCCTTGCCGCCGCCCGTCGAGGCGACGCCGATGGTGTAAAGGTGCGTGCCTGACTTGGTCGGGCCGCAGAGCTGGCGGCCGGCGACTGTGCCGACGATGGACAGCGCGGCGCCCATGGCGAGCAATGGCTGCTGAAAGTCCGCCGTGGCGACGATCCAATCCGCGATCTTGCCGACAAGGCCGGGGCAACGCGCGGGATCGATCCCGTCGAGCCAAGGCGGCCGGCGCGATGGCTTGGGTTTGTCATCTTTGCGCGCTCTTGGCTTTGGATCATGAAAAATGACGGGCGCCGGCGCTTCGATAACCTCTCCGGTCTCCGCGTCCGCCGTGACGCCGCCGACTTCGACGGTCGCGCGCGGCTTTGGATCGTGAAAAGTGTCAGACCCCCATCGCGTGATTTCCGCCAGCCATTCAAAAGCCCTGTTCGGATCGGAGCAAAAATTGCAGGCTGTCACCAGGTCGATGGCCGTGTAACCGTGATCGGCGCCGAAGTCCTTTATGCCGCCGGGCGTGATTTTCAGATTGAGCTTGCGCTTGTCGAGAGGCTTGCCCGTGCAGGACGCGCGCCAGTCCGCGACGGCCTCCCATCCCGCAGATGTCTTGCGCAGACGATAGAGCGGCAGTTTCGGAACCCATGCGTCGAGATTTGCGAGCGCGTGCTCGTTGAGGATGCGAAAAGGCGTCTTGTCGTCGCCGGTCGGCGCGCGCCCCGCGATGGCCTTGCGCTCCACCTCGGCGGCGTAGCCAAGGGGCTTGAGCGCCGCGACGATCAGATCCAGCGCGTTAGCCGGCAGTTCGGGAAGATCCTCAATCGCGATATCTTCAAGCGCGGCCTCGCCAATCCAGACATAGGGCTTGCCGGTTTCGGGGTGGATGCTACCAGGAACTATGGTTTGCCTTCCCTCGCAAAGAACATCTACCAGCCGCTCGGAGCGGCCGTCCGGCAATTTTCGACTAAATGGCTTGCTTTCAATTTCGCCGCGATAGAACGACGTCTCGCCTTTCTGGCCGCGCTTGCGGGCGGGCGTATAGGGGAGCGCGCGCCGCATCGCATCGGCGGCGTCCTCGGTATCGGCGTCGATGGCGACGACGCCGCCCGAAGCCCGGCCAGTGATGATGCACACGCCACCATCAGGGAGACTGCTCCATATGTCAGTCTCGCGCTCGGACGGCAGGCGCGAGAGATAGCGCCGCGTCCAATCGCTCATTTTTGTCCAGCGCCCACTAACAACCATTCCCGGCGCCTTCGTGCCGGGGACAATGGGGACAGCACAATAACCCCTCTCAATAAGCCTGACGCCAACGGTCGCATATGGGGATGTCGTCATTTATCTACCCCACATGCGCTTGTTTCTTCGTCGTTAATAGAATTAATAAAATTGTTATATTCTCTGTTAATCCTTCGCCTATCTCGACTTTTTTTCTTCACTACGTCAGAATTTCTCACATAGTAATCTTTTGATCGCGCTATCTCCTTTTCAGGAGACGCGGCATATCTTTTTATATGCTTCTCTTTTGCGGATTGAGGGTTTTTCTTATTCCATTCCCGTTCGCGGGCGCGCGCTTTTTCAGGGTCAGATGCGCGTTTGACGTTGGCCCGGTGCCGGACCAATTGCCTATTTTTGTCCGTATATTTGCGCGTGCGCTCGCGCCCCTTTTCCGGGTCGCTTTCATATTTTGATTTAAGCTTTACCCGAGCGCATTCGGCGCAAGCGCCGTCGCTGGCGTATCGCTCAACCACATGCCCGTGTTTGCACGGGTTGCCAGTGAAATATCGCTTCGATCCAATCACCTTGGCCTCAGCGCGCGTCTTCGGAAGTTCCTGGCAATTTTCCATCAGAATGGAGCCGTTCCTGTCGAGATTTGCTGACGCACGGATTCGCCATAGGCGAGCAGGAAGCTTTCGCAGACGCGCCGCAGTTCGGGCGCCTTTTGCGCGGCGTCGGCGACGGCCTTGAATTTGACGCCGTCCATGTCCTCCAGGTTGCGCACGCCGTTGGTCCAAAGCGCGCTCAGGAGGACTTCGGCAAACGCGTCGAACGTCTGCCGCGCCGCTTCGTCAATGGCCTTTTCTTCGTATCGGTCGAGATGCTTGGCCGCCATGTGATAAACGCTTTCAGCGAGAGGGAGGCAGTCGGGATTGTCGCAGATCCATCCGATGGGCAGGCCGACCTTTGAACAGACGCCGCGCGGGCCAGCGCGCCTGCCGCAGACGCAACAGGTGAATGGTTCGATGTCGCGTTTTTCGCCCAGGAGGATGGTCATGCGTCGGCCTTCCGACAGAAATCCTGGCAACGGAAACGCGAATCCGTCGTCTCGCCTTCGTTCGTTGATGCTGGATTTCCACACCGTCCGACGGTTGTTTCGACCTGCAGCCACGATTTGCAGGTTTCGCAGCAGTTCGGAGGCCAGCGAAGCCATGATGGAGCCGGCATTGCGTCTTGCTTTTGGTTGCTCATTCCGTCGCCTCCCTCACGATTTGCAGCGCCACTGGCCGCGCGTTCAATTTGTCGTCAATCTCGACGATCCGCCCGTCGGGGCGCCGCACGCGCCAGCCGCTCACGCGCCAATATTTCCCGTCGCGTTGGATCGTGATTGCGAGAATGTGCGCCTCGTCCGCCAACCGCGCGACGCCGTCGGCGACGCTGGCTGGCGCGGGCGTTCCGACGATGGACCGCCACCACTTCGCGGCCTTCGCGCCCGCAAAGCCAGGATGCTCGACGCAAATCCATTCCCGATATTCGGTGACGCCGACGTAATACTCGACGCGCATCGACGGAATGGAGCCGGGCTTTTCGTGCCGCGCGGCGTCGACGCTCGCGACCTGGAGCCAGCGGTTCACAATCTCGCGCGACATTACGGCGGCGTCGGTATCCGCGCGCGCATGGTGTTTTGGCTCTGCCGGGCGCTCCCACTCGTAGCCGCAGCCAGTGCACTCATAGACGCGGACAGAAACGAGCGTCTCGCAATGAGGGCAGGCTTTCGCCTTGACGGCGTCGACCTCGGTCCGGCCTCCGCCATCGCTCTTGACGCTACGCCCGCTGATATGGATTGCGTCAACCGGCCCGTGGCGCCGCACATTCTCAGCGAAGTCTAGAACGAGACAGTCGGCTTTGCCTTCGTTGAGGCGCGTCCCGCGTCCGAGCATTTGGACATAGAGCGAGGTCGAAAGCGTCGGGCGAAGCATGGCGATCAGGTCGCAGATCGGCGCATCGAAGCCCGTCGTCAGGACGTTCGCGTTCGTCAGGCATTTGATCCGGCCTTCGCGGAAGTCGCGAATGATCCGGTCGCGGTCGCCTTTCGTCGTCTCGCCTGTCACCATTTCGGCATGAATTCCGCGCGCCCGCAGCGCATCGCGCACGGCCTCGGCATGGGCGACGCCAGCGCAGAAGGCGAGCCAGGCGCGCCGATCCGCGCCCTTGGAGACAATTTCGTCGCACGCCGCCTGCGTCACGATGTCCTTGTTCACGGCAGCCTCCAACGCCCCCGCGACAAACTCGCCACCGGCGCACTTGACCTCCGAAACATCGATCACGGCGCCCGTGCGGCGACAGGTGAGCGGCGACAGATAACCATCGTCGACGCCGCGCCCGATGTCGTAGGAGCAGACCACATCGTCAAAAAGCGCGTCGCCGCCGTCGTCCAGCCGCCCAGAATCGAGCCGGTATGGCGTGGCCGTGAAGCCAGCGATGCGCAGGCCGGGCATGGCCAGCTTCATCTTGTCGATGAGCTTGCGATATTGGCCGTTGCCGCTCTTGGGGATCAAGTGCGCTTCATCGACGATGATGACATGGCGCGGCCCGAGCGAATGCGCGTCCTCTTTGGCGACGGACTGGATCGAGGCGTAGAGTATCTGCGAACGCTTGTCGCGCCGGCCGAGACCCGCCGCATTGATCCCGACGGGCGCCTGCGGCCATGAGCGCAAGAGCGCATTGGCGTTTTGTTGGACCAATTCCTTGACGTGCACCAGCATCAAAATACGGACGTCGGGATCGGCCTCGATCAGCCTGCGAACAAGCGTCGATATGACGATGCTTTTTCCGGTTCCCGTCGCCATGTCGCAGAGCGGGTTGCCGCCGCCGCCAGCCCAATAGTCGATGATCGAGGAGATTGCCTCCTCCTGGTAGGGGCGAAGATGCGTCACGCCGCGCCCTCCTCGTCATTGGGGATAGGAGCAAACCCCGTCTGAATAATGCGCGGGTATCCTGGAGGTTGAACGGTCAGTTCGGAAAGCAGATCATGCGCGGGTCCGAGTCGTTCGGCCTCTTCGAGATATTTGCAGGCCTGCCGAAAATAGGACGGCTTCAGCTCGGTGCCGATGAAGCGGCGGCCATTGCGAAGCGAGACATAGCCCTCCGATCCGACGCCCGTAAACGGAGAATAGACGACTTCGCCTGGGTTGGAATATTGGAGGATAAGACGTTTCGTAATGTCGAGCGGCATCGGGCAAAGGTGCTTTTCGGCGTCCCCGCCCCGCGCAATCCTGACGTTCAGCGTGTCGGTTTCGTCAGTATCGGTCCAAAGGTCTTCGATCTGATAGGACGGTTGAGCCATGTCCTGCCACATTTCGAGCGGGAAATTCGCAGGGGAATGCAGCACGGGCGGCGTCTCCTCCATGCCTTCGGCCCATTTGCGAAAGACGACGACATATTCTGGCAAGCCGCCGCCCGTCCGCGCGCCATCGGTGCGAAAATTCTTGTAAAGCAGCCGGTCGGATTTTGTTTTTTGCATTTCACGAACGGGACAGCGCCAGATCGTGATGCGCCGATGATAGGTCCAGCCCTCTTCGATGTGCGTGCGAATGCAATCGCCCGTGAAGTCGCGGAGGCCACGGTCGCCCTTCTCGCTGGCGTTGGAATAATAGACCAAGTCCTTGACGTGAATCGCCGTCAGCCGCCCCGGCTTGGTGACGCGGAACAGGTCGCGGACCAATGGCCGATAGGCGATCTGAAAAGCCGCGTCGCCCTCGACGTTTCCCATGTCGCGCTCGGATTCGGAATAGATGTAGAGCGAGGAAAACGGCGGCGAGTAGACGGAAAAATCGACGCTGTTCTCTGGCATCTTGGCCGTAAATTCGACGGTGTCGCAGTTGTAGGCGGAAAAGGATTTTCCATGTTTTTCGGCGAAAACTTCGGCGGTCATGAGCGCGCTCCAATAAGCCAAGCGGGCAGTGTGGCCGGCTTGTCGGGATGATAGGTTTCAAGGATTTGCCGCGACTGGACGGCGCGAGCCATCGCCGCCGACATTTCGACCTTCATGCGACCGTGATCGGCGCCCTTGCGGTTGACGTTGGCGACGATTTCCGCCTCGGTGTCGGCAACGACGATATGAGCCGTGACGGGCCGCTTTTGCCCGAAGCGCCAGAAGCGGCGCACGGCCTGATAAAAAGCCTCGTAGGAATGCGACAGGCCGCAGAATATCGTCACGTTGCAGTGTTGCCAGTTGAGGCCGAATCCCGCGATCTTCGGCTTGGTCAGGATGATGCGGACTTCGCCCTTGGAGAAACCGTCCAGCAGTTCCTCCTTCCGGTCTGGCGACATGGAGCCATGAACCTCGACGACACCCACCACGGCCTCGCGCACGGCATCGGCCTCGTAATCGGTATCAACCCAAATGCAGATCGGCGTCCCGTCGGGATAGCCGGAGACGATCTCCGCGACCTTGGCGGCGCGCGCCTTGGCCGTCAGCCGCTTCTCGCCATGAATTGCGGTCGCGGACCTGTCCGGGATGCGGAAAAGCCGAAGCTGTCCGCCGTTCTTTTCCTCGCCTGCGCTAACCGATCGATCCGCCGCGATGATATGGCGCTCGATCTTTAATTCCGGCAAAACGAACCCGTCGTCGGAAAAGCCCAGATCGGATGGCTTGGAGACGCACCGCGCCCATGAGGCAACCCAATCCCAGAACGGGCGCACGGCAGGTTTCTTGAGCCGGTAGACGCCCGCGTTAGCCTGGTCGGCGATGAAAAACCGTGACAGCATTTCCGACGACGGCATGACGCCGAGGAAAGACGAGTGCTGTCCAAGCTCCGTGTGATCGTTGGGCGCGGGCGTGGCAGATCCTGCGAGGCGAAAGCGCGTCTGCGAAAAGGTATCGATCAGCTTGCGCGTCGTGACGCCCGTAAACGATTTCAGGATTGAGCTTTCGTCCAGGATGACGCCGGCATAGTCGTGCGGATCGAACCGGTCTAGGCGCTCGTAATTAGTGATAACGATGCGCGGCGTTTCGGGCGGCGCGCCAAAGCGCGATATTTTCGCGTCGATGCCCATGCGATCGGCTTCGCGCACATGCTGCGCAGAGACCGCCAGCGGCGCCAGCATCAGGACGGGCTTGTTTTCCGCCTCGACGACGCAGCGCCCCCATTCCAGCATCATCGCGGTTTTGCCGAGGCCAGTGTCATAAAAAAGCGCATCGCGCCCGCCGCGAAGGGCAAACTCGACGCCGTGCCGCTGATGATCGAACAGCGTCGAGTTGAGTTCGGGTGTGTGCGTCAGGCCATGCAGTAGGGCTTGCGGACGCTTGGAGGCGCATGCCGCGCGGTAAGCGGTCAGGTCGCTCATGCCGACTTCCTTTCGAGCCAGCGCACGCGCGGAAGCGAAACGACGGCGGTTATTCCCGGCCCAATGCCGACAGAGATGGACCGATCGAACACCTCACGCGTGACGGCCTCGATCTTGAAATCCGGGCGCGTCTCAAATGTCTTGCCGCGCTCGGCGGAAACCTTGGCGTCATTCATGGCCGCAATCCCTCTTTGCTGTCGACGCCATCGGTCCAGAGCCTGCCGCCAACTACAAGGCGATAGGTTACGGTCGCGGCGTCTTCGTCGGCGTCGATCTGTTCGCCGGGCACGATGTCGGGAAGGAACAAGTGCGCAGGACAGGCCGCCTTCTGTTGCTCAAGCGTCAGCTCGGCGCCCGTCGATCCGCAGCGCCAGCGGCCTTCGCCCGTCAGCGTGACGTGCAGGCATGTCCGGCAGTTGACGCGGGGGAAATCATCATAGCGGCAGACGCGCTCGTGCTTGCACCACTTGCAGGCGTAGCTTTCGATCTTGGCCGGCGGCCGATCCGACCATGCGATGCGTTCTGCCTTGACCGTCAGGCAGATGACGGCTTGCGGATCGATCTTGACGCGCTCGGTCTCGACTTCATCGGTGTTCTTGTTCACGGCCATGAACAGCGTGCGATCGATCCCATGCGCGGACATTCCGATCTGGACTTGCGCCCAATAAGTAGAGCTGAATTTTTCCAGGCCGAGCTTGCGCCATTTGGTGAAATTGGCATCGGACATCGTCTTGCATTCGACGATGTGCAGAGCCTTCGCGGCGCCAGGGATGCCCTTTGCCTTGGCGTCGAGCTTGGAGACGACGACGCCGTTGACGAAGGTCGCCTCCCATTGCTGGCGCGTGTTCGGATCTAGCGAGGCAACAGCGCAGCCGATGGCGCGCAGATCGTCCAGCATTCGGACTTCTTCGCGATGGCCGGTCTGGAAAAGCCGCAGCTTGCGGCCTTCGATTTTCTCATGAGGCGAGACCCATCGGAAGTCGTACCAGATCGCCCGGTCGCACTCCTTGCCGATGGACGAGGCGCCAATGCGCGCACTGTCTCGCGGCGTCTCGCTGGCCTCGTAGTGACGCTCAATCGCGAGCGCCACGGGGGATTTTATGGCTTCGATCTTTGCCATAGTCACAAGCTCCGCGAAGTTTCGGAGGTGACGCCGTCGGGGAGCTTGCCTTTGGCCTTGCGGTAATCGCGCGCCGCCGTCTTGATGGCGTCGGCGATCTTTTCGGGCAGAATGCCGCCGCGCTCTTTGAGAATGGCTTTGATCGCCTTGGCCGCATCCTCGATTATCAATTCTTCGGTCGTGCGGCGCGAAAGCGCGCGGCCAAAGCCGCCGACGATCTTGACGGCGGAATCGCGCTCGGCAATTTCCGCCGCGCGTTGCGCGCGCTCCATTTCGGCGAAAGCCGCGTCGGCCTCCAATGTCGCCGCTCCGACATCGGTAAACTCTCCAACTTCGGCGCCCTCTTTGGCCTCGGTCTCGCGCGCCTCGGCTTCGCGCGCCAGCCGTTCCTTTTCCGCCAGCGCCTCTTGAGCGGCGCGCGCCTCGGCGGCCCGGCGCTTTTCCTCGGCGTCAATGAACCGATCCAGCCGCGCCTTGACTTCGTTCAGGAGCTTCTCGAGCGGCTCGCGCGCCTCGCGAAACTCGGCGTTGATCCCCTTCACCTTTTCGTTGAGGGGGCGAACGATCCCGTCGCGGGTTTTTTCGAGTTCGTCCAGCGACGCCTTGGCGCGATCGATGAACAGCTTGGCCTCTTTGGCTTCCTCCAGCGTTTGAACAACGGGCCGGTTTTTCAAATATTCGGCCAGCGCGTCGAAAGTGATTTTTGCCATGTCGATTGGCGAGGGCGGATTATTGGCGCCGGCGATGGCGCGCGGGTTTTCAAGAGCGGTCATTTTGGCAAGCCTGTAGCGTTCGCGGAAACGATGTTCCGCGTTGGTTTCGGGAGATGGCCGGGCGCGAGGCCCGGCCTATGAGTTCAGAGGATCAGCGGCGCCAGGGCATCGCGCCACCGCTGGCGGCCTTGGCCGGCGCGGGCGCTGGCGCATCCTGCCGGGCGGGCGCGTGACGCGGAGCGGGCGCGCTGGCGTGGTAAGGCGCCCAACTCTTGACGATATTCTTCGGAAGATATCGTCCGGCCTTATCAACTTCGATGGCGACAGAGCAAATGATCGGGATACCGTGCAGGTCGTCCGTGTTCTCAAGATGCCCGGTTAGGCCACATGCAGAACAGACCGAACCAAGTTCCTGTTGCCCGATCCTTTGCGTCTGCTCATTTTCGTGACGAAAGTTGATCGTCCCCCACAAGCGGCGACCTTCATACTGCCCTTCAACGATTTTATAACCCAAGGTTATGCCGCGCCCTTTGCCTGACTTTAAATCAGCAACGTCGCTTTCGATAATTTCGAGGACGTATTTTGCGGCAGGGACCGGGTCAAAATTGTCGCGAGGTTCGACCGATCCAATATCAAAGGATTCTCCAAGCTCCGCCATGGTCAAGCCGCCTTCTGATCTGAGGTTTCGGGAGTTCCGCCGGGCAAATAGGGCGCGAGCGCCTCAAATCCTTTGCCCTTCTCGAATTTGATCTTGGGCGGCAGATTGTAGCGGTTCTTGGCGTCGAAGGCCGCGCGGCCTTCCGTGTTAATGAACACGGTCGAACCACCGTCGGCGACACCGCGCTCCTTGTTGAAGCCCTGATCTTCCTTCTTGACGGTGACGCCGCGCTTGATAAGGAAAATGGCGTCCATGTCGCGCTCGATCGCGCCGAGCGACTTGCCGTTGAGGTCGATGGCCCAACGGTTGTAAGAGACGCTTTCGGGGTCGTCGAAACGCTCGATGGTCGAATGTGCGATCAGGATAACCGTCATTCCGAGGTCGCGGCGCAAGGCGTTCACGCCGTCGAGAATTTCTTGCCAGACGCGCTGGGCGTAGACGTAGCCCTTGCCGTAGCCGAAGTCCTCGATGTTGTTTTTCTTGTTCCCTTTGTCATCGCCACGATTGCATGTTTCAGCGAAAACGAGCCGCTGCAGCTCGGATATGCTGTCCAGCACAAGCGTCTTGAAGTCGTGCGGCTCCTGATAGAGCGATGCCAGCGCATCCATGACATGGGCGAAAGTGTCCAGCTTGCCGAACGAAACAAGTTCGACATCGGCGGGCGTCCCGTCCTCGATCTGCAAGAACACGGTCGCCGGGAATGACGCGGCCAGCGACGTTTTGCCGACGCCGGGCTCGCCGTAGATCAGGATGCGCGGCGGCAACGTCGCCCGCACCTTTCTTAGGTCTTTCAGAGAAATAGCCATAGTTTTGACCCTCGTTTTGATCGGCCCTCGGAAGGTTGCGCGGGCGGCCGCGCATCCGAGGGTCAGACAAATGCAGGCTTTCGCCCGGCCGCCCGCGCTCTCTACGCGGCGGAATGGAGGGCGCCCCCCTGTAGAGCTCCCTCCACCGCCCCACCACGATCCGACGCATCGGCAATCGTGGAATTCGTGAAATCGGAAAAATCCGCATCTTCGAGGCAGACGACGGAAACCGAAACGCCCGCCACCGGCCCATAAACCTTCCGAACTGTCAGGCTCGCGATTTGCGCGTCGTCCGCGTAAACGATGGCGTTCAAGGCGTCGGCGATGATCTTCGCCAGGTTGTCGGCGTCAGGCCGGGCCGCGCGCCATGTTGCGCCCGCAGTCTTCTTTTTCGACCATGAGACGGGCGGCACATAGGATGCGCGAATATTCAGTGCCACCGGCCCCGTCATGAGAGATTGCGCGACCATCGAACGGCACGCCGCGAGCTTGACGAGCGCCATGAAATCGCGCTGGCGCTTTGGCGTGAATCGCTGCGCACCGTTGGCGCCGGCGCGGGCGAAGGCGACGGGTTCGCCGGGGATGAAGAAGGAAATCATCGTCATAATTCAGCGATCCATGGCGCGATGCGAAGCGCCAGCATCGACGCATGGCGCATGATCCAGAGGGCGATGAGCGTCCGCGACTGCACGAAGCAAATTCTCGACGCGTTCGATGCGCGCCAGTAGTTCGGCGAATTCATTTTTTGCGGCTTCCTTTTGGCGGGTCGCGGACATGCGGCGCAGATAGTCGAGTTCGTCGGCGCGGACGCGGCATCGCGGGTCGGCGTAGAAAAGATCGCGAACGCGGCTGAATGACAGGCGCGACAGCAGGCGTGAGGCGCGCAAGACACGCTCCTTTGCCGATCCATCGGGACCGGCGACGACTGCGACGATCATCTGCGCTTCGGCCAACTCCGTCATTTTACGCTCCGACGACTTTTCGGATTTTTCCGACATGAACTGTGCTCCTATTGCTCATGGCGAACGGAGCAACGGAGGATTGATTGAGTGAACAGCGCGACGGGGCCACCAGCGAGACTTGGGGAAGCATCGGGGAGGTGGCGCGGCGATTGGTGAAAAGGCTCCTCAAAAGAGCCGGGGCCGAAGCCCCGGCAGTCAGGGAGGAAACGCCCAAGGAGGGCATATGTCCCGGCGAACGCCGGAACCTGTGGAGCGCCACGCGGCGCGAATAGTTGGCGGACTCTCCGAATTCCATACGAAAATGACGCTCTTTCGAGCCCTCCGCCGCTTGATGGTTCGGAGCGTGGTTGACCTGCCGTCCGCCGGCGGCGCAGGTGGGGGAAGCGGCGAAGGTGGGGGAAGCGGCGAAGGTGTTCATGCGGCCCGTGTGAGCGGGCGTTTGTGATAGATCGTTATTGGCCCGCAACGACTGCGAATCGTCACGGGCCTCGCAATCGCCATTCACGACATGGAGACCACGAATGGAAAACGCCACAGTCAGCCGCGCCGACTTCAATGCATTCCGTGTGCAGATTGCCGGAGAGATCAGCGCGCATCGGTTTCTGGTCGAAGTGCTGCTTGCAAATTGCGTCGGAAAATTGAACAGGACGGAGGCTACCGCGTTCATCGCAGACCTCCGAAAATCCGCGCAAAAACCTCATATACCTTTCGCGTCAACTGAATGGGCAGCGGTCGAAATGTCGGACGTCGATGCACATTATCGCGCTGCGATTGAGCGTCTGGTTTCGAGCGCGGCAAAGGCCCTCCGGCTGGAATGAACCAGTCCGGCCCTTTCGATCCGATGAAATACTTCGGCCTCGCCTCTTCCCTTTTGCGGGCATCGCGGCAGGCTTTTTCGATGTCGAGGAGGAATTGCGTGTCGGCGCTCATGCGGCGTCTCCCGTGACGGGCGAGCGCTCTTTTTTGACGAAGTCGTTCGCCATAACGGCGCCGTTCGTGGCCTCCGTTATCCGGCGCACGGTCTCCCAATCCGGGAGCGTTTCGCCGCGCCGGATTCGGCTGATTGTCGATTGGCTGCGTCCGATCATTTCGCCAAAGGCGCTGTCGGTGAGCTTTCGAGAGGTGAGGAATTCATCAAGTTTCATGTCGCGGATGATGCGCCCCATGCATAATGCATGTCAAGCATAAAATGCATCGCGCGTCGTCGTATTTTTCAGGCCGCGAAGCGACAATGAGGAATGCCGCCCGTCAAAAAACCACTCCATCCCCGTACGCCGACATTCCTTCGCCAATGGAGGAAGTTCAAAAAGCTGACCCAGGATCAGGCGTCGGAGCGCGTCGAGATCGATCAGGCGACGCTTGGCCGAATCGAGCGCGGCGTGCTGCCCTATAATCAAGACTTGCTCGAAAGGCTTGCGCTCGCCTACGGCTGCGACGTTTCCGATCTGCTTGACATCGATCCGCTAAAGCCCGATCCGCCGCGCCTCGTTTATGATAAATTGCGCCACGCTTCTCCGGCCATGCAAAAACGCGCACTTGAGGTTTTGGAAGCTCTTTTAAAAGCCGGGTGATTTATGAGAAATATTTTTCCGTTGATTTTTGTTTTGCTGGTTTCAGGATGCAATTCGACCGGAGTTACGCCAGCGGCGGACGTTCGGCAATTGTCCGCGCTTCCATCGACTTACCGCTCTATAATTGTGCAAAAAATTAAATCAGCGGCGAAAGACCCTTACAGCATACGATCCGCTGAAATCGCTCTTCCAAAAATCGGTTTTGTTGGACTTTTCAATGGCGGGAACGCTGTTGTCGTCTGCGTTAGGTACAACGCCAAAAACTCATTTGGAGCCTACGTCGGCGTCGAGGATGTTCTTTTTGCATTCCGCGACGGCATGTTCCTCGGAATGCTGAACAACCATCCGCTGGCCTGCCAGGGCGGCGACATTTACGAGCCATTTCCAGAGCTAGAAAAAATTTCCTGACAAGGATTTAACTCGCGCCTGTAGAGCGACCGGGAGCGCCCCTGCAAAATAAAATGCATGGGGCGCATTTTCCGCTTGACTGTCGATATGCATGGCGCGCATATTCACTCCATCGAAACGCCAAACGATGGAGCCGAAAATGGAAAACGAAAAAACCCTCAGCCAAGCCGCCGCCGAAACCCTCGCCGCCATCGAGGCGTACCTCGCGCAATTCGCATGATCCAACAGCGGGGCTTCGGCCCCGCGCCTTTTCCCGCATGGAGCACAAAGCATGTCCACCAATATTGAAACCCTGACCATTGCCGAAGCGCGCGAAATTGCTGCGCTGTTCGGATCGCTTGCTAAATCCGAACCCGCGAAACAGTCAGCCCGCGTCGAGGGCGACAGCCGCCCCGTCATCGTCCGCGCGAAGGATGCGGGCGTCCACTTCGGCTATCTGACCGCATATGAGGGCCGCATGGTCTACGGCTCCGGCTACGGCTACGGCTCCGGCTACGGAGATGACTGAACCATGAGCCAGACCGAAATCTTCATCGAAACATCAGATCGCCGCACCGGCCGCGTCCGGGAAATAAAATTCCTCGGAACCGCCGCCGAGGCCGACGCCTACTGCCGCTCGGCTAACGGCATGTCGCGGAACGTCAGCTATCGGGTCGTCACGCGATGCGCCGATGCCGCCGCCGAGGCCGACGCTATCGAGCGCCGCGCCGAGCGCCTCGCAAGGGAGGGTTGATCCGATGCTGTCCGACAAAACCCGCGCCATTATGGCGCTTTCCCTCGAAGTCGAACAGGCCGCCCGCGACGGCGATTTCGTAACCGCGCGCGACAAGCAGGCCGAGCTGGCCGGCGGCGAAGGTTTCGCGCCGCTCATGGCCGAAGCCGTTGGCCGCTTCATCGATCGATGCCGCGAACAACAGGAGAAGGTCGCATGAGCATTACCACGCCCAAAATCATCGACAACGACGCGGGCGAAATTTCCGCCGTGCTCGACGGCAAGGAAATTCGCGCATGGTCCTATATGGGCGACGTCGTGCGCATCCAGAAAATGCGACAGGCGCACGAATTCGCCAATGGCTGGATTGCCGCGATGCGCCACGCCATCGACGCGCAGATCGCCGTCGCCGTCCAGCAAGCAGCGGAGTGACCGGCATGAAAGCGGAAATTATCAATCTCCACTCGACGGCGGCGGCCGCGCTGATCGTTGAAAGCCGTGTGGCGCGTATTCGGGCCAAGATCGCAATGGGCGACTTCGCGGCGGCTATCGCCGACATCGACGGCTTGCGAAATTTGCCTTTCGGCGACGGCGTGAGCGCTTTCATCCGATCCGAGGCCAGACGCCACGCCGATTGCCTCTCGGCGTCCATGATGCGTGCGCGCCAGCCAGAGCCGACAGGTGCGGCATGACCCGCGCCGGCGAAGCCGAAAAGAACGCCGCTCGCATCCTGCGCGCATTTGGAGCTTCATATCCCAAGATCGCGGATCTGTTCGGCCGCACGGTCGAGGCCGTCGCCGGATGGTGCGATCCCCGGCGCGGCGTCTCGCGACGGCGCGCGAACAACAAACACGCCGCGCGCTGCCGTGCGGCAGGCTTGCCGTATCGATCGCCGGAGGTGCTGCGCCGCTCGCAATTGCGCAGGAGCGCGCGCGAGGAAGCCAAGGCGACAGGCGAGAACGTCGAGACGATTTATAGCCGGTGGGGCGTCGCATGACCGCCTATTACAATGAAATAGACGGAGCCGCTGCGCATGTCCTCGAAAGCCTTATCGAAGCTGGCACAATTGCAAATGGCATCGTGGACCGCCGATCAATTCGGGATGTTCGGCCTGCCGATCTCGACGGATTCACGCAATGCCATTTCTTCGCAGGTGGCGGATTGTGGAGCGTCGCCGCACGGCTCGCCGGATGGCCCGACGATAAGCCGCTGTGGACCGGATCCTGCCCGTGCCAACCGTTCTCGGTCGCGGGAAAAGGCGCCGGTACAGACGACGTTCGGCATTTGTGGCCCGACTTCTTTCGCCTCATCCGTGCCAGACGGCCCGCTGTCGTCATGGGAGAGCAAGTTGCGGGAAAGGCTGGCCGCGATTGGTTCCACGGAGTCCGCACTGATCTGGATGGCGGCGGATATGCCGGACGGGCGGTCGATATCCCGGCTCTCGCCGTGGACGCCCCCCATATCCGCCAACGGCTCTATTGGATCGCCGTGGCCGACGCCGCAAGCGAGGGACGGCTTTCCGCCGCACACAGCGGAATATGTGGCCAAGCACAAGGCGAACGGCCACGGCATGTCGAACCTGAACGACACTTTGAACTTCACGGGGGCGCTTTGGCCGACGCCGACCGTGGCGGATGCGCAGGGCGGTCATCTGTCGAGATCGGGAGCGCGAGGGAACGAGTTGCTGTTGAAGGGGATGATGAAAGCGGCGTGGACAACGCCTCTCGCCTCGGATGTGGCGAAACAGTCAGAGAACCCCGAAACAACAATACGGAGGCTCGCGGCAGGCCGGCAGGTTGGATTGAACGCGCATATTGCGCTCACAGAGTACGCAACGGCTCTTATTGGTCCGACGCCGATTGGATCAAATGCCACGACGGAAAAGCGCGGCGCACCAAACCCGACCTTCGCCTGCTGGTTGATGGGATGGCCGGACGAACTGATCTCTGGCGCATTGCGGGGAATAGCATCGTTCCGCAGCTCGCGGCGGAAGTCCTCCGGGCGTTCCTCGAAACCGAAGGGATAGCCGCATGAACGCGCCTCTGGTTTACACGCCCGACGAGGCGGCGCTCGTTCTCAAGTGCAGCCCGGCGCATGTCCGCGCGATGATCGGACGCGGGGAAATTCCGGCTTTCCGTCTTGGCGGGAAGCTGCTTAGAATTCGCGCCGAGGATCTGGAGGCGCTCACATGCCCGTCGAATACAAGCTCCAGCGATTGCGCGGCGGATGGTGCATCTCCGCCTATGAAGGCGGAAAGCGAGTCAGCCGCCGACAGCTTGACGCGGGCAATGCGGCAGATGCGGCGGTCGAGTTCGCGCAAACCGTCGCCATCGCCAGCAAACCCGTCGACCCAACCGTGAGCCAGATATGGGCGGCCTATCGCGCGGATCGGGCAGGGCGCCGCATCGCGGAAAACATGGAGTGGTCAGGCCGCGCAATCCTGCCCGTGTTCGGCGCCATGAAGCCCATGGCGATTGAGGCGAAGGACTGCCGCGCCTATGCAAAGGCCAGAGCGAAGGCGGGGCGCCAGTCTGGTACGATCTGCACCGAGCTGGCGCACCTTCGCGTGGCGCTCGCATGGGCGGTCAAGGCGCGCATCATTCGAGAGGCGCCCTATATCGAGCGCCCGCAGTTGCCGCCGCCCAAAGAGCGCCACCTGACGCGCGGCGAGGCTGAGCGCGTGATCGCCGCCGCCGTCGCGCCGCATGTGCGCCTGTTTATCGTGCTCGCGATCTCGACCGCCGCTCGAGCGACGGCATTGCTTGAACTAAAATGGGACAGGATCGACTTCGAGCGCGGCCTGATCGTGCTGGGCGACCCTGACCGGACGCGGCGCCAAAAGGGCAGGGCGACGGTCCCGATGACGAATACGGCGCGCGCCGCGCTGTCGGCGGCCAAGGAAGGCGCGCGGACGGAATTCGTGATCGAGCACGGCGGCGCGCCGATCAAGAGCGCGAAGAAAGGCGTTGCGGAGGCCGCGCGCCGGGCTGGCGTCAAGGGATGTACGCCGCACGTCTTTCGCCACACGGCTGCCGTGTGGATGGCGGAAGACGGCGTCCCGATGGCGAAGATTGCCGCGCTGCTAGGCCATTCGGACGAAAACACCACGGCGCGCGTCTATGCGAAATTTTCGCCGGATCATTTGAGAGGCGCGAGCGCGTCGCTGGAAATGAAAATTTTGAAGTGAGGGAATGATGGACAAACTAGATACCGTAATCCAGCAATTCGGAGAGTATGCGGAGCGCGTCACAGATGACCTGCTCCACTACAAAATCGTGGCCGCCAGCGCCCTGCGTGTCGCGGATGAGCGGCAGGATCGCATTGATGAAATGGAGGTCGAGATCGAAGGAAACAACGAGCGCATCAGGCAGTTGGAAGCTGCGCTTGATAGGATTGAAAAAAACGACACGATCCGCATTGAAGAACACGATCCAATATATGGGAAATTTGCGCGGATCGCACGCGATGCCAAAAATGGAGTGCTCCAAGGTTCAAGCGAACCCGTCTCCGTAGCGCAAAGCCCTTTAGATGGCGCTGATACGTGAACACAACGCGCACATGGCACAAACGAAGCGTGAAAAACATGGGGCGCGCTCTATTGGTAAGGGAGAGGTCCGGGGTTCAAATCCCCGTCGCAGCACCATTAAAATCAACGGTTTAACCCATTAAAATAATGTGATCCTAGGTTCATTTGAACCTGTAAGGATTGCTTACAGGTTCAAAAACGCACAAAAAAGCCCCGCCAGCGCGAGCCAGCGGGGCTATCGTCCATCCCCTGCGTCGTGTCAGCAAAACAGGGAAGGGGCGAATTTCATGGCGTGCCGAACCAGATCAGCAGCGCGTGCCATTTCGCGGCGACGATGACGCCCGCGCCGCTCGCTCCAAGGAGACCGACGCCAACCTTGCCGATCTTCGCGACGCCGCGCCCTTCCACCATCATGTTGTACATCGCGTCGATCTTCGGTTTCATGTCGGCGAGCTGGTGTTCCAGGATCGCGACGCGTTCGTGCATGTCGGGGGATTCGTCGCAGGCTGGAGACATGGCGCGGCCCTCACTTGCGCGGCTTGTCGATTGGGAGCGTATCGAGCGCGACGCCCGTAAAACGCTCATAGGTGCGCAGGCCCGCAATCGAGGTCCAGACCAGCAGGAACGAATTTACCAGCGTGTCAGGGAGCGGCGGCAGATGCACGGCGAAGGCCGCGACCTGGTAGATGAAGATGGCCGGCCCGAAAGCCCAGCCGGCGGCCGGGCGCCAGCCGCCATAATAGAAGCGAAGCCATGAAGGCCCCGGCGCGTTCAATTCCGCGTTGTTCTGATCGACCTGCAATTGAGCGAAGGCGAGCGCGGTCTTTCGCGCATCCTCCAGCGACGCCAATTTGTCGCTCGACTGCGAATCTGTGGTAACGCGCTCGGTTATCGTGGCCGGCGGCGCATCGGCGGGAAGGCCCAGCGACGCGGCGATCTGGCCGACGACACTTCCCGCGACATTCCCGGCAATGGCGCCCGCCGGTCCGCCGATCAGGCCGCCGAGGATTGGCAATCCCTTTTGCAGCAGTGACGCAGCGAGGGCTTCAAGGTCTTTCGGATCGAACGCCATATCAGGATTCCTTTGCGACTGCGGAAAAGGCGGCGGCGCGCTGCGACTGGCGCCATGCGATGAAGGCGAGAATAGCGACGCCAAGCACGGCGACGACGGCCAGAACGATGATGGTGGAGTGCGAGCCGCCAGACGACGCATGGACGGTCGCAACTGATCCCGTCACGGTCCCGTGAGCCGCCGCGCTCGCGCCGGCTTTATCACTGCTTGCCGACGCGGCGGATGCCTCTTTTTTCAGGGCGGGCGGGATTGCGGCGGGCGCGACGCCAGAACTGGCCAGCGCCCATTTGACACCGAGCGCCTCGATTTGCGCGACGCGGGCGCCCCACCCCTTGCCAAAAAAGCGCCATGTGCGCAGGCCGTGCAGGATCGACCCCCGCCGCCCACAGATCGCCTTGACGCGAGGGGCGGGCGCAAGGCCAAGCGACGCCGTAAGCGCTTTCTTGGCCGCGCCGACGCCGCTGTTCACGCCATAGTCGAAAGCCGCCAGGTCAACGCCGGCAGGGAGCGCGTCGCCGCCAACCGGCGCCCAATACCCGTCCCGGTAGATGCGCAAGACTTCGGCGTCAGAGATATGCTTCAGATCGTCAATCGTCGCGCCGGGCTCGTAGCGCCGAAAGGTCGCGAGCGTGACCCCCTCCATCGTCGCGCCGCCGGGGTCGTGTGCATCGTTTGAGAATTTCCCCTCAAATCGCAGAGTGACGGGTAAGCATGCTGATAGATCGGACATTAAAAACCCTCCTCAAAATCGCGGATTGCCCGGCAACGGGATGCCATTTAAAGCCGTCAGCGCGGGCCCTGGGCGCGGACGCCGCGCGCGCACGATCCAGTCGCTGCACCAGGAGCGCGCTGTGACGGGATCGACGCCTTCCGCGCGCACCGGACATCCGGTCTCGAACAGGTTGCAATTTTCGCAGGCAGGCCCGAGCTGCGGGCTATCGTGTGTGATTGAACGCGTCATGGTCACCGGTCCGGCATGATGGTGGAAACGAGATAGGTCAGCGCGCCATTGCCGCCGATTGTCTTCTTGGCGCGCCAGAACCATCCGGGAGGCACGCGCGCGGAAATCGTCGAGTTGAGAGCGGCGGGAACGGATACCGGCGTCGCCAGATATTGCGAGATGGCAGAATAAATCGCCCGACTGTCCTGCAAATCAATCTGCACCGAAACATTGCCTGTTGTCCCCGGCACAAGATTAAACGTCACATAGACAATGATCGGGACTCCATAATTATTCTGCAACAGAGAATTATCTGTAATAGATACTGTAAGCGGAAGGTTTATATTCCCACCGCACACCACTTCATTGAGCACGCCGCCCCAGGTGATCGAAACGCCGTTCGTTACGTCATTGCCGATTTCCACGCGGTTTTCGACCGCCGATCCCTTGAATTCCCAGACGCCATTCACGAAGCCGACGCGAAACGTATTGTAGGAGCCGCCAATGGTCGCGCACCTGCCGGAAGCGCCCGCCGCCGACGATGGCGCATCGAGGGTCCATTCGTATGTATTATTATTGTCGTTGGAGGCATCGACGTTGGCATTGATGACATTGGCGAAGCTATTCTGGATGTAAACAAAGTTATCATTGAAGGCGCCCGTCGCCGCATCGACCGACGCCTGTTGATAGCCTACGCCACCAAAAGCAACTTGCCCGAAAGAGTAGTAATTCATCTGGTTTTGTTGGCCGCCCGAATAGGTCACGGTGCGGGAGGATGCGGCCAGCGTTGTCGACGCATTGGAGACCAGCGTGACTTGGGTAGCGGAAATATAAGACGCGATATACGTCACCAACGTCGCGCCAGCCGCGCCCGCGCCAGGGACGGAGATGTTCTTTCCAACATCGTTCGCAGTGAAGGCCGCGCCAGCGATGGTCAGGGTGTTTGTGCCCGACGCGATTGAGCAATTGGCGGTAATCGTCGTCGTGAACGGCGACGCCGTATTGGTCTGGTCCATGTAAATGTTATTGCGCGTGAACGCTATAACTGTCCCGATTTCAATTTTTGAAAATTGAACGCATCTGAAAACCGCGCCGTCGCAACCAGAGCCATTGACCGACGCCGGGAGCGCCAGATTGCCGTTCTTGGCGCGCACTGTGCCGATTTTAATGTCGTAGCCCCAATTGCGGTAGGATTTGACATTGCCGAAGATGATGCAAGCGCCGGTCGTCGGCGTATAAAGCAGATAAGGAATATGAAACTTGATCGGAACCGTCGTCGTAAGCGTTGATCCGATGGCATAGACTTGCCCCGGAAGACCAACGACTTCACCTGCCCGCCCCTCGGTCGCGATGCCGACTTGCTGCGCATAGTTGATGACATTTTGCATGGCCGTACTGTCGTCGGTCACGCCATCGCCCGTCGCGCCCAATTGCTCGGGATAGATCGTCGGGCTTTTGATGACCCAATAGGCTCCGTCTGCGCTTTGAAAATAGGCGGCATGAGACGGCGCGGAACCGGCGCGCCGATAGAGCGCGCCGCCGATCCCAGGCGTCGTGTAGCCGAGCGTGACGACTGTTTGAATCGAACCGTTGATCGAGGCCGCGACTGCCGTCGCGCGGTTGTCGAAATATTGCGTGGCGCCGGAAACCAAAGCGGACGGCTGCACTCTTTGCCATGTGCCGCCGGTGAACAGCACATAGTCGCCGCCGTTCCATGACGAAATGCCGTTAAGCGTCGTCGAGCCGCCGACAGAAACGACGTAATAGGTGTTCGACGTGCCTGTACTGGACGTCAGCGTCGGCGTGTTGGTCGCGGCATTCCAAGTCCCGATGCAGGAGATCGCGCCCGTGAGCGACGCCGGCAGGTTGGCGACGGTAAGTTGCGGGATGTCTGACGCTAGCAGGGCGCGAAATGAGGGCGTCCCCGCCGACCCGCCGGGCGTCGCCCATACGCTGGCGGCAGGGTTTGAGGCCGTCGCGATTTCGAGCGCCCCAAGCCGTGAATCAGCATCCGTGCCGAAAGCGCGAATATCCGCTTTCGCGGGCGGGTTATAGCCGCTGGTCGGGACGCCATCCGTCACGAAATCGCGGAATGCGGCATCGCAGAGCGCCTTGGTGCTGCCCATTGCAAAAGCTCCAGATTTTCGGGGGTTTTAGAAAACTTCGATCAGATCGAGCGTCACGTCGGCGACGCCGCCAATCGTGATTTTCTGCCGCGCCGTGTCGTCCGCGCTAAGCCGCATCATGCATTTTGGATTTTCAAAATCGAGCACGGTCCCCGCGCCCCATGCGGCGCGAAGCGGCGGCGAAAACGCGACCGTATAACTGTTGACGCCATTCCAGACGACGCCGGTCACGATATGCATTTCGGTCCCGCCGACGCCGAAATATTGCCCCGGCTGAGGCTCGCTGATCGTGCTGACCAAAATAGACAGGGCGCCACGCGCCGCGCCTGCGCTTAGCGTAAGGGGACCGGAAAGGGGAAGTGCATCGAATGATGCCCCGTCCGAAAACAGAGTCCCGTCCGAAAACGCCACAGTCATAATCTCGTCAATGACAGACGGCGTAAGTTGATCGAACGGCCCGATGATGAGTGACCCGGAGCGGCCATTCAATGCGGCGGCGAGGGCGCGCCAGAACAACATCCGTTTCGGGTCTTTGGTTGTTCCCCAAATCCGAAACGTCATGCTGGCGCGCCAGCGTGCGGCAGGCGTCGCGACAATCCTCTCATTCCCTAGGATCGTCTGGCCGCCAGATTTGGTCGGGTATTCGATCCACCAATCGATAGAATTCGGCGCGATATAATCGGGCCAGGCCAGCGCCGTCATTTCACACCCCGATCATTAAGGGACAGACCGCGTCGTCGTCGCGCACCACGAACTTCGAAGTGTCGAAGGTGCGACGAATTTTGCTCTGATGTCATAGGAATAGCCGTCGCTGACGACGCCGGAATTCACCGACCAAATACCCGGCGCCGGGTCTATTTCCGTCCACGCGCCGGAGCCGGCCAAAGCCCATTGCACCACGAGGCTTAAAGTCGTGTCCGTCGGCGTCGCCGCCACGATGCCCAACGAATGCGCCGTAGTGCCCCCATAGGTTCCGGCAACCACGGTAACGGTCAGAACAGGGACGGAGATTGTCGGCGTCACCGATCCGGGCGGCGCTGTCGACGGCGTCGCGCCTTCTTCCACTGCGGGGGCCCAGTCGTAAGCCGCGCTCGAAAGCGAGACCACGTCCAGATCCACGCGGGTATAGTCCGCCGCAATCGTCGCCTTGGTGATAAAAAAATTTTCTGTGAGGCCGAGGTCAGCCGATGGGAACGCCACCGTAATGATGCGCTCGCAGATGGCGTTGAGGCCGGAAATGTCTAGCGAGATTTGACCTTCCCAGGCTGGGTTGGCCTTCGCCGCGTTGATCTTGGCGAGCCTCCGCGCCTGCGATGGGCTTGAGACCATATCGAGCTGAAGCGACGTCGCCAGCGAGCCGAGAATACCCTCAGAAACAACATCAACCCAAGGCTCTGCTTCGATCAACTGGAAATCGTGCAACGGCGACGTGTACGTGATCGTCGTCCGATTGAACGTGACCATTTTCCCCGCGCCCTGCGTCAGGGAAAAGGCCAGGATGGAATCGCCGCCGAAGGTCAGCGTCGGATCGGTCCACTTTCCGCCGCGAATGCCGATCAGCCCGGCTGGCGTGCGATAAATTTCTCCGTCGCAGGTCGCTAGTAGGCGCTGCATGACGCCGACAGGTTCATCCGTGAGCGTGTAGGTGCCGTCGATGCGATAGCGGTATTCGGCGCCGCCTGCGGCCAGCGAGACCAATTCGTCGCAGAGGTTGGCGAAGTCTATGAAGGTCTGGACGTCAATGCGAGATCGATCTTTTCCACGCCCGTCCGGGTGCCGCAGATAATCGAGGATGCAGAGCGCCGGATTTTGCGACCATGCCCATGTGGACGGATTGTCCCATGTGTCGTCGGGATTTTGCGCGCCGTCGCGCGGGTCCCAGACCTTCGCCATGCGCGCCAGCACGCGGAGCGTCGCTTCGCCATTCTTGTAGTACGACAAGAAGTCTTTTTGCGCGACCGATCGATAAAGCACAACCGTGTAGCAGATGCCTTTGGCCGTATCCGTGCTGGCCCAATCCGGGATATATGTCGCCGCAAGAGCCGACTCGGTCTGGACGCCCGTGCCTTGCTGCGTTTCGACCGTGACAAGGCCACCATAATTGACGACGGCCTGAGCGGAGCCGAAGGCAAATCCGTAGCTGAATGTCCCGTAAACATCGTCGAAAATATAAGCCTCGATAGCGTCGATTGGCCCCAAGCAATGCGCGAGGATCGACGCGCGAAACGATGTCCCGCTCGAATAAACGTTGTCCCAATAAATCCGCGCGCCGCCCAGCATGGCGCGGCCGTAGCCCCGCACGCGCGCGGCCGTAGATTCGTTGATCGTCGTTTGCGTCGATTGGTTTGGCTGCGCCGGTTTCGGCGTCAGCAGAGATGCCGCATAGGACAGACCGACAGACAGCGCGATGCCAGAAACTGTCGTCAGCAGCGAGCTACCGCCAAGCAGCGCGGTCCCGCCAAGAGCGGCGCCAATGCCGCCCAGCGCCGACTCCGCGCCACCGACGATGATAGGGATAATAGTCAGGGCCTCGGGCATCAGATCGCCCAGGCCATGACGCAGGGCCACGCGGCTACTGCGAGGCCCTGCGGAGCCAGCGCCGCCCAGCGCGTGCCCGTGCAGATCGCCGCAGTCGCCTCGCCTCGCGAGCCCGTCAGGACAATGCCGACGTCGCCCCGCTTTGGGCTTTGTGTGGTCAAGAAGTCGGCCATTGTCTCCCTCGCCAGGGCCCGAACATCGACGCACGCCGGGTCGAATTCGCCCGTGCGCCAGCCTGCCGCCGGATCGTGCGCGGTCTGCGACACAATCCAGTCCGCGACCCAGATCATGCAATTCCGCCCGGACCAGTCGAACGCCTCGCCCGTTGCCGCGCGGAGGTAGGTTGTCAGGGCATCCATTATTTTTTCCGCATTTGTAAAAATAACGCTTGCATAAATTTCCAAATGTGTTAGTTTTAATCATCGAAAGGGAGCAAGGAAATGACCAACGAAAAAACCCTCAGCCAAGCCGCCGCCGAAACTCTGGCCGCGATTGAAGCCTACCTCGCCCAATTCAAATGAAACCAAAAGCGGGGCTTCGGCCCCGCCCTCCACTCAAACGGGAGCAAGCAAATGTCCCCTAAAATGCAAATCGTCTGGCAAGTTCTTGAAGCAGCCAAAGACAATCGCGACGAAATGGTCATCGCCGCTTGCCGCCGATTGATCGAAGCCAACCGCCTCGGATGGCGCAAGCATCACATTGCCGCCGATTACGACCTTGTTCAGGAATTGGCCCAATGACCCCCGCCGACTTCGCCGCCTTCGTCGCGCTCATGAAAGAGCGCGGCCTTTCCAAGGGCGACATCGCCACGCGCCTCGGCAAGCCGGCGAGCCGCATTTCCGACTATCTGCGCGACGGCACAGACCAAACGATGGCGCTGGCCTGCGCGGCCCTCGCCGCCGGGCTTAAGCCGTGGCCCGCCCATCGGCGATCTACCAAGGCTGACGCAGCATCCTGAATTTCATCAACGGGCGAAATCTCATCGACGTGTCGCCGGGATATCTGGACCGCTGGTCCGCGTCCGTTATCAGGCCGAACGGCGCGCGACGACGGTCCGCATTTTCGCCTTCCGCCGTCAATGTGATAACGCGCGAGGATGGACCCGTCGCCTTGAATGTCATCACGTCCATGACGCCAGACCAGATCGCCAGCATGGAGCCGAGCGGCGCCATTGGAACGTCGCCAGTGACATCGAAAAACTGGCAATAGACCGTCACCGCCCGCCCGCGCACGAGGTTCGAGGCATTTACCGCGAGGCTCTGCATTTCCGCCGTGACGCCGGCCAGCGTGAAAGTCACGGCTTGCGCCGCGTCCGTCGTCGCGAGCGCGAGGCCCTCGATTGATCCGAAGTCGCCTGAACCGTCCCAATCGTAGCCTCCGACCGTGAGCGTGCCGAAGCCCGGCCACATGCGCTTCGGGTCGCCTGCGAAATCGAAAAAGACCAGCGGCACGGCGCCAATCGCGCGCCCGGCCATTTTGGCGTTGATGGCGGAATCGAACAGCGCCATCAGCCACCCCGCAACTGGATTTCATTGATACGGCCCGGAAGCACGGCGCTGGAGAAATGCCCGAGGCCTGCCGATACGCCTTGCTGGACCGCGCGCATGATCGCCGCATCGCCGTTCGCGCCGGCCAAATTGATGTTGATATGCTGTTGCGCGCCGCCGCCTGACGATCCGCCGACATTCGGAACAATCGAGCCGCCGCCGTTCGGCTGGAAAAGCTCAGGGCCGCGCTCGCCGACGACATAGGCCTTGCCGCCCATGACTGGGCCGCCGTCCGCCTTGAAGCCAGAAAACAGCGACTTGAGACCGCCTCCGATCAATCCGCCCGATCCCGCAGCTCCGCCGAAGATCGAAGCGAAAGAACCTTCTCCCATCAGTGCGCCCTTGAGCACGGACGATGCCATGTTTTGCAGCAGGCTTTTCAGCGTGTCGTTCAGCTTTCCGCCCTTGACGATCAGTTGATCCATCGCATTCGCGAAGGCGTCCCCCATCGCCTGCGACGATTGCTCTAAGCCCTTTGTCTTGTCGTGCAAGTTTTGAGTCTCGACGGCAGTGTCGGCGATTTCCTTCTTTTGCTTCTCGGACAGCGTCAGCCCGTCCCGATCCGCCGCCGCCTTGGCCTGCGCCAGCGCCACGGCCTTCGCGCGCTCGACGTTCGATAGCATCCATGTTTCGGATTCGGCCTGTGCGACATCTTTGGCTTTGTTCAGGCTGTCGATGTAGCGGTCGATGCTATCTTTCGCGTCCGCCGTGTCTTTCGCCGCCTTGCTGCCGCCGCCGCTGCTTTTGTCCGAAGGGATGACGGTTGACGCTGGGTTGAAATATTTCTTGAGCGCATCCTTCGCCGCCGACGCCGATCCTGTCGGCGTCATCCCCGGAATTGTGCCGGTATCGAGAGCGCCAGCCCACGGCGCATCGGCGGAAGCGCCGACGCCACCTTTGCCGCGAAAGCCTTCGCCGGGCTTATCGATCAACCCCTTTGAATCCATCCATTCGACAAGGCGCCTGAAAATATCGGAGTTGCCGATGTCCGTCATTTTAGCCTGGAGCTTATCAAACAAGCTGACGACATTCATGATGGCCGACTTCCAACCGATGGAAAAATTATCCATCGTAGTTTTCCAGCCGATGTCGAATTCATGCGCCCTCTTGACCATGCCGTCATCGATGGCCGCGCCCGCTTTTTCCGCAGCGGATTGGACTTCCTTGATCTTTTCCGCGCCCTGTTCAAAAAAGGAAATCATGTCCTTGTCGGAACCGATGGCGCTCAACAGAACGAGCTTGTCTTGCTCCGTCTTGGCGTTGCGGACGAGGTTCGCATAATCGGCCAAAAGCGACATGGTCGAGCGCAGATTGCCTTCGTTATCCTTGAGCTTGATCCCGTTGGCGTCGAGAATTTTGGAAAACTCGTTTTCATCCCGGCTCGCGTCGTTCGCCGCCTTGGCGATGCCCTGAAGCGCGGTCGTCATCCCGTCGCGCGTGCCGCCCGACATGACCGCCGCGCGCTGGAGGTTTTGCAATTGCTGGAGAGAGACGCCGGCCAGTTTCGCCGCGCCGTCAAGCTGGCCCAATTCGGCTATGGTCTCCCGCGACATCAGGACCATTGCGCCAAGTCCGACCGTGGCGAGCGCCGCCGTTCCGAGCGCGATAGAGAGGATTCTCACGCCAACAGTCGCGCGCGCCATCGCCTGAACGAGCGCCGTCCCGACGCCTTGGACGATGGTGACGTTGGCGCCGGTCCAGGGCCCGTAATTATAGGCAGCGTTTCCGACCTTTTCGCCGAAGTCCTTGATGCGCGCCGCCGTCGAAGCCGCCGCCGCCTCAACGGATTTCAGGCTGTTGGTAAGCTCCTGGCCCTGCTGTTTTGCCGCCGCGCCCGCCTGCTGGAATTGCGCCTTGATCCCGTCAAGCCCCGCTTTCAGGCTCGAAGTGTCGGCCTTGAACTGGTAGCTGATGGCGCCAACGGTTGCATCGGTCATGATTTCAGCCGCCCTTCATCGTCCAGTCGCGCGAACAGCGCATCGACTTCCGCCCGCGACGGAGCGCCGCGAACGCCGCGACCCGCCTGCTTCACGCCCTTGCTTTCCAAAAGACCGTCAACGGCGGCGAAAAATTCCGGCAGGCTAAGCCGCCAGAACACGTCAGGCGAATAGCGCAGCGCGCCGAGGCCAAGCCTCATCCACGCTTGCCAGCGCGCTTTGCCGCTAAAGGGGCGTCGTCGCTCCCGGCCTCGGCCTCCGGGCGCTCGGACAGGCCAGACGCGCCCATGAGGTCGCCGACAAACGCCATGAAGTCGGGAACCGTCATGTGCAAGATGGCGAGGCCGATTTCTTCCGTCAAAACAATGCCGTTGCCCTTCAAAACCGCAGTTACGAATTTCGTGAGCCGACGCGCCGAAAGCTTCTCGAAATTCAGCGCGTCTTCAAAGTTCTCGACGCCGAAAGCGTCCTCCAGCTCGGCCAGCGCGCCCAATCCGAGCGCGACGCCGTAATCCTTGCCGCCAAGCGTGATCTTGGCCTCGCCGCGCGCCCTGTTCGCCATGCGCGCCGCCTTACGCCGATTGCGCGGGCAGGAGGATCGCCGCCAGCGTCAGATTGGTGATGACGCCGGTATTGGCGAGCGTGATCGTGGCCGTCGCGTCGATGTAGGCGGCGGGGATCGGGCCGATCAGCTTGTCGCCAGTCGTCGCCGGGACGGTGACGACGATAGCCGGGACTGCGACGACGCCGACGCCGGGGACGCGTGCCGTGAGAGGCGATACGGGATTGATCGTGATCGTCGCGGTCGCGGCGTTAGAGTTTTTCGCGTGAATATAGACGCGCTCGTTGGTCGTCGCGCCGGGGATGGTATCGGACGCGGTCGCGGCCTGATAGGACGGCGTGGCGCCTGCGACGGTGATAGTCTGGATTGCGATGGCGGACATGGGGGATGCTCCTAGGCGTCAGGATCAGGAATAGGTGAAGGTGGGTTGACCAGATGACAAAAGCTTGCCTTCGAAGGTTACGGCCTCATTGAAAGGGCCATCGGCCTTGAGATTATCGACCAGGAAAGTCCCGTCGATCTGGACGCCGTTGGTGACAAGCCGGATGGTTTGCAGCGCGCTGGTCGTGACGGCGGAAAACAGCGTCTTGTAAGCGGCGTCCGTCTGGCAGAGGCCGGCGAAGTCGATGTCCAGCGATTGGATGCCAGCGCCGCCAAGCAGTTCGCGCCAGCGGCCCGCGCTGTCCGCCGTGGTCACGTCGATGTTGGTGTTGTTCGCGGTGAACGATCGCGTTTTCAGACCGCCGACGGCCACATAGGCGCCGGCGACAAGGATAGACAGCGCCCAAAGACGCCCCGCAGATGCAGTCATGATTTATGCTCCGATTTTCAGGGGTTTTCAGGCGTGGTCGACGACAACGCGCACCGTGACGACGCCGTGAAGCGTGGCGCCGTCAGGATCGTGATAGGGTCCGATCTGGTTCGTGACCCTGCAAAAGACGCAATGGAATGGCGCGGCTGGCGCGAGATTTGCCGTGTGCATAATCTGGCGCACAAGCCCCATAATCTGCATGGCCATCGCGGTTTCTGGCGTCTGCGAAGTCGGTTGATGCCAGATATGGAGGTCAATCTTGAGGTCTTGGCCGTCTTCGGTCGCGGTCGAATAATCGCCGCCTGACGGGCTCATTTCAATGTACGGCGTCGGACAGGAGGACGGCGCCATAACCATTACTTTGTTGCCGGCAAGCAGGCCCGGCAATGTCGCGTCAGCCAGCAGCGCCGTTCGGATCGCCGCCAGTGTCGCGGCAGTTGCGTCTAACGGGAGTGATGCTGCCATCGGAATGCCTCACTTCCCATTCGCCGGACTGGCGCCGCCGCTCGAATTCCAGATCGTCCAGCGGCACGCGCGTCACGCAAAACCCGATGTCCGCGACGGCGTCCTTGGTCGCCTCGTCCAGCCAGACGCCGCGAAGCTCGTAATTGATCCCGAAAGATATTTTTGCCATCAGGCTTTCAGAGCGGCGTCAACGTATGCGCGGACGATCTTCTCGGCTTTCGGCAACACCTTTTCGACAGCCGGGCGCATGAAGGGACGCGCCGCCATTTTCCGCGTTCCGTATTCAAGATGCACCGCGTAGGGCGCATCCGCAACCAACTCGACGGCGCGACGATCCGCGAGCGGGACAGAAACCAGAATGGACATGGCGAGGCCGCCAAGGTCTGTCGCCGGAGCCTCGCCGGGCGCCGATGCCTGGTGCGTGCGCTTGGGGTTGTAAAGCTGATAGACGATGCCCGTCTTTGGGCCTTTCTGGACAGACCGAATTGCGTTGGCCTGCGCCATGAACGCAACCGCCGTAAGTCCGTCATGAGCGCCAGCCTCGATCTTCGCCGCCGCGCCTTCGATCTTGCGGAGCGCGGCGTCCAAGCCGGTCAAGGTAATGGTGATGTCGGTCATTTACTGCGGCGCAATTGGCGTGATGACGGAAAGCGCATCGGTTTTTTGCTTGCCAAGCGCGATGTTGATGACTTCCTGTTTGATCGACCCAAGCCATGCGTCCGCCGCCGTGGTGGCCGTGGCCGTTGACGTCGCCGCCTCAATCCCCGCAATAAACGCGCCCATGTCCGCCTGCGTCAGGGTCATGGATCGCGTGAGGGTACCAGTGGCGCCGGGCACGGCCGAGACGATCTGAACCGTGATTGAGTCCGCAAAGGCCGGCGATGCGGCGAATAGGGCGAAGGCAAGAATAAGCCGTTTCAGCATTGTCAGAACCCGATGCATTTGTAAGTAAGCGTGTCTGCGGTTCCAGTGTTAACGCCTGCCAACGTGAATGTCGCGCTTGTCGTTGCAAGCGCTGTCTGGTTGAAAACCGCCGTTGGGGTTGTAAGGTCTTTCAGGTCGCAGTTATAGCCATTCGGAACTGCTGTAAAGCCAGCGAGAATGACCGTCTGACCGACTGTACATGCTGTAGTGTTAACGGTGAATTTACCGGCCATTGAACCGCCAGTGGCCGCATTAAGCGTGGTGCATGTGCCAGTATTAACGGTCGGCACCGTGCCAGAGGCGTACATGAAGCCAGATAACTGAAGGCCAGAGATAATAAAACGGCTGGACCCGGCATAAGGAACAAATGCGACAGGCGATCCAACACTGTTGGTGAGAGTAATGTTGTTATTTGATCCCTGCCCGCCGAGCACTAAACCGTTTGTGGCGGACGTATATACTGCGCCCTGCCCGTTGACCCCGAATGTAGGCGCCGAAACCAAGCCGCCGATGCCGAGTACACCCGCGTTCGTCCCCGGAGCCCATGTCGTCGTTCCGCCAAGGATCGTTGTGGTGTTGGCCGGTGGAGAGGCGAGGCCCGCGCCGGAAAAGGCGGTTGTGGATGAATGGCCGATAGCGCCGGTGAAGGTCTGCGCTGCGCCGAGGGTTGCAAACGTATCGGTGCCCGTTCCGGTCGCGGCAGGCGTTTTATAGGTCCACGTTCCTGTGCTGGTACCTGATTGGATCGTGTCGTAGCCGGTCGAGGAGCCCTCAAGATAGAGGGTTTGTACGGAGGCAGATGCCCACCAAGAGGCCGACGAAGCAAGACCAAGATTGCCCGTGTTGGTCGTCAATGGGACAAAATTATTGACCGCGCTAATTTTGTAAAACGCAGTTCCGTTGCCACCAAGATTTAGCTGCTGCCCAACGCCAGCCAAAATGCCAAACGCCGAGGAATTGGCTCCGGTGAGCGTATTGCTCGACGCCGAGATGCCGGTATCAAGCAGTGATGCGCCTGAGGTCGAGTTCCACGCCGGGAGGTTGCCCGAAACGGTTGTTCCAGGCCCGGTTACGCCGCCGCCAGCGCCGCACGCCGCGCCCGCATCCTGAATGCCGCTGGCGGACCATTTAAGGCAGTCGCCAGCCGTCATGGAGCCATTGACGCCGGTCAGGCCCCCCGATGCGTTGAGCGCCGCAGCCAGCGCGGACGAAACGCCTGCCCCGAGCGCCGACGTTTGCAGCGCGCCGGAAATGCGCGCGTCCGAATAGAGCGCGAAGCCGCCCGCAGCCCCCGCCGCGTTCCCGAGCGCCGCGAAAACGCCAGAGCCATAGGCGAACTGAGCCAGCGCATTCGACGCGACATAAAGCCCGTAGCCGTTCGTGCTGCCAGAAATCGCAACACCGATCGAAGGCGCGGCCAGCGCGGCGATGGCGCCCGTGGTCGTCTGGACCGTCGTCAGGACCGCCGCCACCGTCTTGTCGACGGGCACAAGCTCCGCGCCCGAAAGCGCGCCCGCCGCTGGCAACGTCGAGATGGAAACATTCGCCGCGTGCGCGGGCGCAAGCATCGTCGCAAGCGCGAGCGCCACGCAAATCGTTTTCATTTTCATGGATTTCACCCGAGCCTGATAGGGTTGCCGGCTTCGTCGGTGATTATCGCGCCGCTTTCAGTCGCGAGATAATCGGCACCCGCCGTGAAAGGATCGCCCGAATCGCCATCGGCGTCGCGTTCCGTCGCGAAAATCGTCATGAACTGGCGCTGTCCGTCTTCGTTCTCGACGCCGTTGACGTCGAAGCGGCGCCCGCGCCAGAAGATGCGATGATTGGTCCCGATGTCCGAGCGCCAGCGCGTGACAAATTCAAAGGTGCGCATGCCTTCCGGGCGCCCTGCAACCCATGCCTCGCGCGCGGCCTTGCGCGTCGGCGCCGCCCAAACGGTCGCAACCGCCGTCCATGTCGTGACGATATTGCCGGCGCCGTCCACGGCCTGCGATTGCAGATCGAAGCGGACGCGCTCGCGAAGGTTCGGGGCGCTCACGCCAGCCTCATGTTGCGCCAGGAGCCGAGCACGTCCTCGAGCAGGTGCGGCGTCGGAATGGCGCGGCCTTGGTTGAGCAAGTCGCGGCTGTCATACCAGTGCTTGACCAGGATCTTCATCGCGAAAACCAGATCGTCCGGCACTCCCGAATAAGGCGATGCGTCGAAGCCCGCCGTGAACGTAATTTCGATCCCGCTGGACGGCGCCATGATGACGATAGGCCAGACGGCGCCCAATTTGCGGATGATGCGCCCGCGATAGTCGCTCTGTTCGGTCTGGTAGATCGATGGATCGACGGTCGTCATGGTTCCGTAGGCGTCGCGAAGCTGGAAATTCGTCACGGCCTGAAACGGGCGCTTGGGGATTTCCAGCACGGCAGTTTGCGCAAGCAGCGTCGTGATCGGCCCATCGCGCACGCCATCCCACCATGGCGTGGCGAGGCCGTTTTGCTCATTGCCCGGCCAGCGATCGAAAACCGCCGTCCATGTCTGCGTCATCAACGCAAGGCCGGTCTCTTTTTCGACGCGGCGGCGCGCGGCCTTGATGAGCTGCGTGACCGCCGCGCTTTCGCTCGTGTCGTCGATGCGCGCATAGGCCAGCGCATCCGAGACGCTCAGCGGTTCGCTGGCGGCGTCGGTTACGAGGCGAAGGCGCGCAATCGAGGACTTGTGCATGGTCAGGCCACGGCGGTCGGCGCGGCGGGATTGGCCGGCGCGGGTTCGGCGGGCGCGGGCGCCACGCCCTCAGCCGCGACGATTTGCGCGGTCGCGGATTCGAGATAGTCCGCCACGCCGTTCAACAGCGCATCATAGGACGCCTGCAAAGCGACGAGATCGGCCTTCGCCTGCGCCAGTTCGGCGGCGAGATCGACGGCCGGCGCGGCGCGATGGTTCAAGAGCGCCTGCAAGGCGTCGTGGTTCGCCGCAGCGGCGGCGTCATAGCGTTCTTTGGGAGTGGTCATGATCGGAGACCTTTCAGAGTTTCGGGGGAGCCTTGACCGCCTTGAGAGCGGCCTGTTCGGAGGCGGCCTGCAACGTCGCGGCTTCGGCGATGTCAGCCGCCTTTTGAGCGGCGGCGGCGAGCGCCGCATCCTCGGCTTTCGCGTCGGCTTTGTCGTTTCCCGTCACCTCAATGGCGGAAAGCGTGAGCGGATGCGTCAGATCGTCCGCAACGGCGTCGGGCACGTTCTCGCGCACTTCGCCCTTAAGCCATTTTTCGACCGTGAATCCGTCGGCGGCAACAAAGCGGTCTTCAAGCAATTTGATCGTTTTCGGCATTTGATGCCCTTTCGGAACGGGGGAAAGCGGCGCGAGACAATGCCCGCGCCGTCAAGATCAGCCGGCGGGAAGCTG